CCAGCAAAAGTAACTAATGTCAGTGACCTAACTTCTTTGGGTGTTGTTGATGTTCTCCCTTGCATAACAGACCTACAGAGTAATGGTTCAGTTGTAGAGATTCCACCTATCAATGATGTCCCTGTTGTGTTTCCTTCAGCAGGTGGTGGATTACTCTCCTTCCCTGTTAAGGTAGGTGACACTGTGCTGCTCTCATTCACCGACAGGGGTATTGATGAGTGGAAGGCTAGTACAGGTACATCTGAGACCTATACGCCCCGTACAAGGCGAAATAACTCCTTAGCAGACGCTGTAGCCTTTACAGGGATGTACACTACCTCTTCCCATTTAGAACCTCATGCCGATTATGTAGAACTTAAGTTTGCTGATAGTCATGTGCAACTACGTCCTAATGGCGATGTTGATGTGAAAGTAACAGGCAACCTAGTAGCTGATGTAGAAGGTAACGAGACCTCAACAGTTACTGGTAACCTTGTTTCAACAGTAACGGGTACAGCTTCTATAACAGCTACTGGCGCTCTTGACTTGAACTCTAACGCGTCAGTAGCAATAACAGCCCCTACTATAACTCTCACTGGTACTATAGCTCTTGCAGGCAATACAGCAGCTACAGGCACACTAACAAACAATGGTAAGAATGTGGGAGACACACATACACATACAGGTTCCCCTACAGCACCTCTTGGCGCAGTATCACCTACAGGAGCACCTGTGTAATGGCAGTAGATATTTTCTTAGACCCTTTAACTAATGACATACAATTATTTAATGGGTCTATGAGAGTTACCCAGAATATTGAAGAGTCCTCTAGGCAACAAGTTTTAATAACTTTAAGTGCCTTCAAAGGTGAGTGGTTGTACGACATAAACTTTGGGATTCCTTACATAGAAAATGATAACAACTCTGTTAAAACTTTAGGTGTATTGAATAAATCCTTCCTAGATTCTGTTATTCAAAATGAAGTTTTAGCAAGAGAAAATATCATTAAGATTATTACTTACACATCAACTTTAGATAAAACCACAGGTGTTCTCTCAGTAACCTTAAGAGCCGAGACAAACACTGGTGATGTTGTTTCAATTAGCACAACGGTACTGTAAGTTGATAGGAGATAGATAAAATGGCAGGTTTAACCTCAGAAGGGTTTGAAAGATTAAGGTTCCCTGAAGTACTTGATGAGATAGAGGCATCAGAGAAGTCTAATATAAATGAAAATATCAATACTCAAGACGATGAACTTTTAGGGCAACTAAACAATATCATCGCCACTGCAATATCTGAACAATGGGCTTTAGCAGAAGCGGTAAATGATAACTTTAACCCGTTAAAAGCGGAAGGTACAAACTTAGACGACATTGCCAGTATTATCGGTGTTTCCAGATTAGATGCAACTCCCTCAACAACAACTGAACAACTCTTCGTAGGTGATGAAGGGGTTGTAGTTGTTGCAGGTTCTTTACTAGAAAACCCCAGCACAAATGATAGGTTTGTAACCTCAGAAGAACTTACAGTTACAAAAGGTGCTTGTTATTCTGTAAATATTACTTTGGATTCTATCTCAAACGTTACCTCCTATGAGTTCACTGTAGATGGTACACCATATTCTTTCTTATCAGATGCAGACGCTACAGAAGCAGAAATCTTAACAGGACTAAAAGCAGATGTTGATGCAGATGGAAGTAGAACATGGGAAGCTGTTATCAACGGGTCTACTTTAGATGTAACTACAACAGGATTAGATATTGCTGTTGCTGGTTTAGTTACTGTTTCTATCTCAAAAGTTACTGGAAGAGTAGATGCGGAATCTCAGGTAAAAGGTGCTACCTCTGCACCAACAGGAACTGTAAATAGTCTTGTTATTAACATACTTGGTATAGACTCTACTACTAACGGATTAGCCTATGTTTTAGGCGTTGAGATAGAAACTGATGAGGACCTTAGACAACGTTTACTAATTTCTCAGCAAGTAAGTGGTACAGCTACAGTACCTGCCATTGAAGATTCTATTTCTAATTTGCCGGGGGTTGATTCGGTGGCTATTATAGAGAATAGGTCTTTTATTGTGGATGGTGGAGGAAGGCCCCCTAAGAGTTTTGAAACTGTTGTGGTAGGTGGTTTAGATACTGTAGTAGCTCAAGAATTATGGGATACCAAACCAGCGGGTATTGAAACTTACGGTAATACTTCAGAGGATGTTACAGATAGTACAGGAAACCCTCAGACAATAAATTTCACAAGACCTACAGCTATTAACATGGCTTTCCGTTTAACCTATTCATTATATGCAGAAGAATCTTTCCCAGTAGGTGGAGAGGCGTTGATAGCTGATGCAATACTTGATGCGACTCTAGCCCTGGGTATTGATAAAGATGTAATCCCTTCACGTTTCTTCGGAGTTGCTTATGGTGCAACTGACGGAATAGATATTTCTACAATAGAAATACAAACTCTGGTAAGTCCAGGGGATACCCCTGCTGGTGGTAGTTGGACAACAGCTACACAAGCTATATCAAGTTCTGAGTTTGCTTCCGTAACATTACCAGACATTACTTTTGTGGTGGTGTAAATGGCTGAAATAAAATTCAAAGATCAAGTTCTGAGTGGACTAGGGAAGCTAATATATCAGTGGCAGAATAAGCCTAATGTAGTTGGTCTGTTAACTTCCTATATGGAGAGTGTCCAAGGTGTTGAAGATACTTTTGAGCAACTATTAAAAGAACGTAGTTTAGATACTGCAATAGGCGCTCAATTAGATGTACTTGGGCTTATAATAGGTGAGGACAGGAAAGGGAGGTCAGACGCAGACTATAGATTAGCTTTGAAACTACGTGTAGCAATCAATAAGTCAGACGGAACAGAGCCTGTTGTTACTTCATTGATTAAACAAATTACTTCGGCAGATACAGCAACCTTCGAAGATGTTTACCCCGCAGGTGTAAAGTACACGTTAGAGGGGTTAAACGTAGAAGTGGATGATAGCATCCTAGACGAAATAAAGAACATTCTTGCTGCTACAATTACTGCACAATTACTTGTAACTAAATTTATAAATCCACCTTTTGTATTCAGAAATGATACAAGTGGTGAGGGGTTTTCTGATGCAAGTACTAACAGTGAATTCAACCTTATCACAGACAACGGTGATAGCATTATGGTTAGTTCTGGTGAGATACTATCTGTACAGAACCCTAGTATCACATTAGACCCTGAAACGTTTGCTGGTGGTTACTTAGCAGATATTTCAATAATTAATATATAAGAGGAAAGTAAATGGCTAACATACGATTAGAGACGCTCACCAGTACGCCTACCCCAGTTGATCCAAATAGTTTAATGTTTGTTGAAAGGGATACTGGTGGAAGTGTTTTTGTATCTGAGAAGGTTGGTGTGGGGGAGTTATTAGCAGAAAGAGCAATAACAAAAACTACAATAGCAGCGGCTACTGCTGATGATGACTTGGCTAATTTTGTTGGTGGATATGTTCGTGTCGCTGAATACACAGCAGGCCACCCGATAGATGCGCTGTATGAGGTTGTTGCGGGTGCTGGCTTAGATGATGGGTATTTAATACACAATAGCGATACATCCTCTCTATTTCATCTGGTTCTGCAAGATGTTGCAAGTGGTGACGTAGCGCTTGCTGGGGCAGTAGGTGATGGAGTAACTGACGATACTGCTGCGATTACGGCAGTTGATACGCAGGGTGACAGCAGCTATAGATCAGGGATTTACGTCACGACATACCGACCATTAAATAGAGTCAGCGGCGCTGGTGCGACTATAAAGCTATCAGGTTATGATTTTATACTCGACTCGACAGGACAGTTTATAAATGATGGGTCGGGCGGTTCATTTGAGTTATTGACGACAGTTGTTGGTGTTAATGCAGCGGCGAGCATGGATGAAACTGCTAGTTATGCTTCGGTGGTCATCGGAGGTCATGCTGGGCAAAATGAAACGGTGCAATACCGGAATACCATCGTCGGTGATTTCGCGGCGCAGCTTGGAACGAGCCTTTCACTATTCGACGCAATAGGTGCAAGTGCAGCGCAGGCTGCAACATTCGGGAATCGCTGTACTTATGTAGGTTCAAACGCTGGCAAGTGGGACGGCACTGACGACCCAGTAGCCACATTTCATGACATGTTCAACGGTGTAGATGATCCTTACGGGTTCAACGCAAAGTGGGCAACATGGCGAGCAGATTGGGCCGGTTTAGTTGGTACACCTTCGTTTGTTGCAGTTGATGAAACCGACAACCAGCACAATGTTGGGGTAGGTCGAAATGCGTTATTGCATGGCATTACGGTTAGTGATTGCACAGCGGTTGGCTACAACGCACACGCTCATGCTCTGAGTAATACTAACGTCACAGCGATTGGACGCAATGCAAACAGGGATACAATAAAAGGCGACAACATTGTCACGGTTGGTGCTTATGCTAGTCAAGAAACAATGGACGGTACTGAAGACGTTATCCTCGGTTCGCTTGCTGCGAGAAATGTTGTGTACTCGGAAGGTAACGTTGCTGTCGGTTATGCTGCATTAAATAACGAGTTCGGGGCCGTATCTGATAAGCCTCAAGGGAATGTCGCGATAGGCCGGAATTCTATGCGAGAGTTTTCCGGCAGCCCACTGGAAAACACATGTGTTGGCAACATGTCAGGCCAAGAACTACAGGGCGATGATAATGTGGCGGTTGGCTCTAACGCTTTGCTGGTTGCTACCACGACGACTAACAACACAGCGATCGGGCATGATGCGCTTAGGTTTACACAGGCGGCAGGCAGCCATTTAACGTACAATAACACTACAGGGTTGGGGCATGATTCACGAGTATCATCTGACAATCAGGTGCAACTTGGCGACTCGCTGACAACAACTTATGCTTATGGAGCAGTTCAGGCTAGATCAGATATCAGAGATAAAGCTGATATAAGAGACACAGTACTAGGCCTTGATTTCATTAACGCTCTTAGGCCAGTTGATTACCGATGGGATTACAGATCGGATTACTTTGTTCAAGCTGAAAACGGCGAACTTGAGGCTATTGATCGTGATGGTAGCAAAAAGCGAACGCGATATCACCACGGATTAATTGCCCAGGAAGTGGCGTCGGTAATTGATGCAAGCGGTGTTGATTTCGGTGGCTTTCAAGATCACATCATCGGCGGCGGG